TTCCAGTGGTGACGAAGGCGGTCGCCGAGGCTGATCCCTGGAACTGGCAAGACCGCACAGCGCAACCTGCCGCAGTGACGGTGACCATCGTCGTGGTCGTGGTCGATCCAGTCTGGGGGGACAGGATGCGCACGTTCTCGATCGACGAGTTCGCCGCCGCCAGGGCGAAGGTAGATGCAACCGCCGTCAGCGTGAAGGTCGGCCGGTTTGTCCCGGAGCCCTCCCCGATGATGCGAACGCCCTGCGGGATGGTCTGCGCGCCGGTGTTAGGCCCGCCGGTGACTGCACCGCTGAACGTGTTCGACGCCGTGACGTTTTCGGCATGCCCGGGACCGACATAGATGGTGTCATACGCAGACGCGCGAGCGAGCGCATCCGCCAGCGACACCATGGGTCGATCCCTGTTCGTGCCGTCGCCGTTGACGATGCCGGTACGGTTGTTGACGAACCACGTTGCGCCCCACGGCATGTCATAGACGGTGCCCTGTCCCACAAGGGGGATGCCGTAGCTACTAGCTCCCCCTGGAAAATTGGTCACTGGCATGGTCGCTCCTTACACCGCGTTGACGCCGTAGATGCCGCGGCCGTCGATGCAGCCCCAGTAGGCTCGGAACCGCGAGATGAACAGCGCTTGGGTCAGCATGTCGACGTTGTCACGCATGAACTGCGGCTTGACACGCCACTTCCAGAACAGACCGTCGTCGGCGTTCGTGGTCACGAAGTACCGAGTGTTCGACCCGAGGAAGGGGAAGACCACCGGCTCGAACTTGCCGGCGATGTAGCTGAGGTCATTGTTCGCCGAACCTACCTGAAGCTGGGTCGCCGAGAGCTTCCAGGCCAGCGGCCCCAGAGCGACCGGCACGACCAGCTTCTTCGGGGTCAGCGGCATGATCATGCCGTCGGTCCAGGGGATGACCGCGAGGTTCTGGAAAATCTGCTCGAGCGCGAACTCGGACAGAGAGTATGGGGTCGAGAGCTGGTTGCTGTACGTTCCGCCCTTGGGGATGAGGTGGGCGGTGTTGCACAGGGTCAGGTTATCGCCGAGCGCCGGGTAAGACGTGTTGAACGCGCGGTCGAGGAACTGCGCGGCCAGGTACTCGGGGGTCAGGTTGGCAGCTCGGCCGAGGGACTTGGCTGCCGTCTTGATGGCGCCGTACTTCGTGTCCTCGACGGCTTCCAGGCTAATTTCGATGGCCGTCGCGAAGGTCTGCGCCGCCCACCGCTTGTTGACTCCCTGGATGATCTGGTCCGAGACGATGCGGTCGTTCTCGGGCTTGTAGGTCATCGTTCCGGGGCCGCCGTACTCCACGGCGTCGAGAATCGGCTCTTCGGTCTCTTCGGTGTCGAAGATCTGCGAGAAGACCGGCTTGGCCTCCTGCTTCGAGAGTCCCCAGAAGTGGCGGACCACCGGCTCGATGGACTTGTAGATACTGGCTGAATTCATCGGCATCGGTCGGCTCCTTAGTTTCCGGCCGCGCCAGCGGCGACGGGCGGGACGGTCAGGATGTTGATTTGGACGATGAACTTGAAGTTCACCGCTGTCGGGTCGTTCAGGACGTTGCGCTTGACGTCCATGACGGAGAAGTCGAGAGCGGCGGTCGTCGCCAGCGTATCGAGCAGGTGTCCCGAGATACCGGTCGTGGTCGAGCCGGCGCCGGCCGAGAAGTTGGCGTTCTTCGTGGTGTCGGTGATGGCGCCCGTGGTGGAAGCCTTCGCCTGGCACTCGTAGCGAACGTTCAGCGGGTCGGCCGTGATGCGGAGGAAGGACTGGTCAGTCTCCCCGTACATGTCGAACGCCGTCGAGGAGTAGGTCGTCGAGGCTGGCAGGTACGCGCCCTCCTTGCGGACGAGCTGGGACGAGTCGTAGTAGCTGGCCCCCTGCGAGATTCCGGACACGCCAGCGCCGGGCGTCGCGAGGCCCCAGACGCCAGCAGCAGTGCGGGTCACGCAGTCGCCGAGGAAGACAGCGGTGCCGTTGTTCGAAGCGACGCGGACCCGCTTTTCCTGGGTCGCCGTGGCGCCCTGGTTGTGGACGGGCCAGAAACCGGTACGAGCTGCATTTGCCATGTGACGTTACCCTCCGTTGACCAGGCCGCCCATCAAGGCGGGGTGAACTGCAAACTTGTTCTGCTTGATACGGACGACCGATTCGTCGGTCGCCTCGAAGTGCTGCCCCGCCATGAGACGGTCGGCCTGCGCATCGGCAACGGCGTCCTTCTCGTGCTGCAACATGTTCCAGTCGTCCTCGGGGATCTCCATGAGAACGTGAGGACCCATGCGGGCCACCGTATCGACCGGCTGAGCCAGGTCGGGGCGCTCGCGCACGAGCCCGGCGTCCGCCTCGGACACCACGGCCCAGGGGGCGACTCGGACCATCTCACCGGTCTCGCGATTGAAGACCGACTTCGGACGGCTCCGGTCGTTCACCTCGTTCTCGCGCATGAACTGGCGCTTGAACCCGGGGCGCTCGTTCGTCTGGTCGGTGCGCCAGACCTGCTGGACTGGAGCGGGAGCGGCATCCTGCCGCACTTCGCCGCCTACCGGCTTTCTCGACTTACCTTTCGGCCATGCCATCGATGATCCACCGCTGCATCACGAGGTCGGTTTAGCGTTCTCGCCGACTCGGGCTGGTGGACCACCTGTGACCTATTTGGCCGAGGGACTGTGTCCGGTTGATGAATTGTGAATTGAACCGCCCAACAATGTCAAGCGGTTTGCGTCCGCTATACGTTACGCTTCATTCGCTGCCGTACGAATCGCGCCAAGCCTTTGCGTACTCCGCGCTGGTCATGCCTGCTTTCCTGCCTACATCCAGCGACTCTCTAGGCATCTTGATCGTGCTGTCTCCGTTCGCGGTCCGGCGTCCAACGGAGCTGGAGCTGATGCCGGTGTGGAGCTGACGCGCCTGGTTCGAAGCGGCCGGCGCCTGAGCCAAGCCGAGCTCGGTGCGGGCGCGCTGGAAAGCCTTGTGCAATCGCTGCGGCCCGAACTGCTCCGACTGACCGAGGAGGCTGTCGAAGATGCCTACCGTGTGCTGACCGCGCGGGTCAGTGAGCACGTCGGGATACTGGAACTCGATGGCGCGCACCCAGTCGGGTTTTTGCGGCGCCTGCTGCTGCGGAGCCGGCATGTTCTTCTGCTGGGCGGCGACGATGGCGCGGGCCTTCATCTCGGCCTTGACGTCCATTACCGCCTCTAGATTGCGGTGGTACTCCTCGAGATCCTGCTTGCCGAGAGCCGTGCCAGCCTGCCTTCGCAGTTCGTCAAGCTTGTCGCGCAGATCGACCGGCGCATCTTCTCGGCCGCCATCGCGTCCGGCGGGCATGCGCTGCATCTGCTCGAGGATGCCTTGCATGCGAGCCTGAGCCTCGCGGGTCTGGGCGAGTTCCTGCCGCAGTCGTTCGGCCTCTTGCGCGCGGGCAGTCCGGTCAGATTCGAGCGCAGCCATGCGCTCCTCGCGCTCCTGCTGCTCTTTCTTTCGGCGCGACAGGCGGACGGTGACTTGCTGCTCTCCTTCATCTTCGCCGCCTGCGTCTTGACCGCCCTCAGCGGCCTCGACTTCAGCGACGACTTCCTCGGGAAGCTCGGAATCCTTGGCGGCTTCTTTCGAGAGTGCCATTTACGCAACCTCCTTCGTCTCGCTATTCCTGGGAGACTCTTCGAGCGCTGGCCCGACCGTGAACTCTTGTTCCTCGAAGAATCGGTGACGGGTCACGCCGTCGCTCTCCTGGTGCAGGTCGATGCCGAGCTTGCCGGTCATGATCTTGTCGCAGAGCTCGACTGACCCGTAGATGTCCTTGACGTTGATGATCTCGACGCGCTCGAACTTAACGCCTCCGTCTGGACGCCATTCCCACGCGACACCGCTGTACTTTCCAATGCACACCGTGTCGCCGATGCCGATGCATGCGTCGCGGAGCACGTCCATTGCGAGCGGGCCGGCCGCGATGACCGTGGCGTACAAGCTGACGGCCTTCTCCGTGCCGGGGATGACGATGCCGCCTACCATCTCCTCGGCGCTCTCCAGCTTCTCGACGACCACGCGGTCGCCGGTCGGGTAGAGGGGAATCTTCGCGCCGCTGCGGACTACCGGGTTATTGAGCGTCGGTTTGACCATGTTTTCTCACCTTTTTGAGCCGGGGGTCTACGAATGTGCTGTCGGTGGTGACCAAATCTTCCTTGATGCGCGGCTCGGTGCAGTCCCTTAGTAGCCGATCTGCAATGTCAGCGCGGCCAGCGTACGCTGGCGTCTGCGGGTGGGCGACGAGGCCATGGTTAACGCACTCAGCTTGGTGGAGGTCCCTGAGGCGGTCCAGGTGGCGCAGGAATAGGACCGTTACCGGGTCCTCCCGCCATCGGGACAGGTCAGCCTCCGACAGGAGGAGGAACGTTAACTGGTCCTGGGGGTTGTCCATTCGCGTGCTCCTGTTTCATCGCTTCGCCGATGTGGTTGCGGCCGTGCTGCTCGAAAGCCTGCTGCTGCTCTGGCGTCATGGCCTGATACTCGGGCGACATCTTGAACGTCGCCATCTCTTCGAGGTGCTGGCGATGGTTGTCCTGCGGGTTGACTTGCGGCTGCTTGCCCTGAAGGAAGTCCGCGTTCTCCTGCGTCTGAGGGACAGGGGGCGGTGGAGGCGGCGGATTCGGCGCGAGGAGCGTGATGATGTCTGCCATGTCGCGGGCGTGCAGTTCTCGCTCGGTCAGGGCGCGGATGACGTTCGGGTTCTGGGCGAGAATCGGGTTCTGCATCGCCATCTGCATCGCCTCGGCGGCGTCATTGATACGCTGCGAGCGTGACGTTACGCGCGGGTCAGCGGCAGGGAAGACGCGCTGGTCGGCGATGAAGTCGGCGCGCGATACCTGGATGTTCGTCGGCTGACCGTCCTGTCCCAAGACGCTCTGATTATCGCCTTCGGGAAGGAAGACCGACAGCAGGCGCCAGATCATGTCCACGTCGTTCTTCATGTACGAGATGACGCGCGAACCGAGCACGTTGATTTGCTTCTGCGCGTTCTCGTTCCGCAACATGGCTGCGCGGGCGGTCTCGTTCGACCCGATGGGCTCGCCGCTGAGCGTGTCGCCAGACCCCGCCGAACGCTGCGCCCACTGCTCGATCATCCCGGCGATCTCCATCATCGTCGGGTCGGCCGGAATCGCCGGCATCGGCTGCAAACCGTCCTTCATCGCGGCCGGCGGGGCGTCGATCTCAACGAACTGTCCTGGCTGGAGGGTCAGGGCGCCGCGATTGAAGCGAAGCTGACGCGAAACGAAGCCGCCGCGCGCGTTGTTGACGGTGCCGCGGTCGATGGACTGGTTGACGATGGTATTCATCGCCTCGTTAAGCGGCCCGCAAATGTCGCCGTAGCCGAGCCCGTAGAATCCCTCGCTCGGGAAGGCTCGGTAGTGCGTGAAAAACGTCACTTCGCGCACACGTACCGGCTTCGGCTCGGGAGGAACGGGCGGCGGCTTCGGGATCGGGATGAGCTGACCCGTCATCGGGTCCGCCTGGACGCCGTTCGCGTCGATGAACTGCTGGAGCGCCTGCCGAGCGGCGTCTACGGCAGCTTTCTCCTTGTCGAAGCGCTGTTGATCCTTCGGATCGGGCTCCTCGCGCAGCACGAGTCGCAAAAGTCGCTCGCTCTCGGCGTCCACCCAGGCGATAACGGCGTGCGGCTTGCCGTCAAACGACGGATGCTTGTCCGGAGCGTTCGGCATCTTTAGCCAGCGGATATGCATCTCGAGCACTTCGCGCTCGTCGTCCTCGATCGTCGAGAAACCGGGCTTGTCCATGCCAGAAATCTCGTTAATCGTCTCCTGCATCTCGGAGTTTTTGCCCTCGGACGCCGGGACCGCCTTGATTTCCTCCGTGCCGTAGAAAAAGCCCTCGGCGCCCTTCTCCATCAGGTCGTAATAGGTCATCCAGCGAATGCGCGTGTAGCGCGGGACGCCCTTCATTTGCGGCGACTTCGACTTGGAGCCGAATGGAACGACCATGTCAGCCGCCGAGATGCACTCGGGCTGCGGATAGCCCTCCTCTTCGTTCCACATGTAGCTCATGAACGCCGAGCCGTAGAGCGACATCTGGAAAAGAAGCTCGTCGTAAATCTGGATGAAGCCGGGGATCTCGTGCCGGCACAGGTAGTTCAGCTTGAGTTCGGTCCGGTTGGCGCGGTCCAACTCCTCGGGGCGCTGATCGAGCGGTAGCGAGTGGAAAAGCTCGCCCTTGGCCGGCAAAATCATGTCGAACAGCCGGCCCTGAATCTGGAGCACCGTGTACTCGACTAGCGGCACGTTGACGTTGGCGGCGCGGTCGAATGGCCACGTCTTCGCCTTCATCACCGACGAGTAGAGTTCGGCCCACCGCTTGAGCCGCTCCATGTGCTTCGAGCCGGACTCGACGTCGGCAGTGAAGTCGGTCACCACGCGCTGAGCGATCCGGTCGGCCTCGCCTTTCGGAAGGAACTCGACTAGGTTGATGGATTCTGGCGGTCCGGCGGGAGGCGGAACAGCGGGCGCGGCTTCTTCCCCGGGCTCGTTGAGGCTCACCGACACGGTCTCGTCGCCGTCTTCATCGCCCATCTCGGGCGTCATCGCGCCGCCGGTAAGGTCGTTCACTTCTTCTTCACCGGGCGCGGGGTCGGGTCTTCAGAGGCGACCTTGATGGGCCGAATCTCGATGGTCGAGCATCCGCCAGTGGCAACCCAGCGGTCGCGCTCCGTGGCGGCGTCTTCCATGCGCTCGTATGGCCCGAAAATCTTCTCACCCTCGCCGTTCACAACTCTCACGTCGTACATGGTCCCTCCCTAGTATCCCGTCGTAGGGTTCCGAGCGCCCTTGATGTCAGAGTGAAGCTTGCGAGCGGCAATGAGCTGCTCCCACGCGTCCATCTCCGTCTTGCCAGTGTCCTCTCCGTACCGAGACATGGGCCGCGACATGCATCCGTAGCGGAGCGCGTCTGCGGCGTGGTCTTCCTGTTTGCTGTCGATGTCGTCCATGTCTTCCGGCTTGGCAACAAGATTCGGCAAGGTACGGATGAGGTTCCGGCAGTTGCGGAAGATGCGCAGTCCGGGCGTCTTGCCGGCGGGGCCGCTGCGCTCCATCAGGCGGCGCCGAATCTCTGTCCAGCCGAGTTTTCGCTCCTTATCGGCGTCGAACCACGAGATGCCCATCTCAATCATCGCTTCGGTGGGCGTCGGCCCTTCGGCGCCGTAGCTCTGGCGGCCCTGGTGGTCCATGTAGCCGTGCAGCTTCGAGAAGCCCTTGGAGTCGGTCCAGCCCCAGGCTTCTTCTATCTCGAGAATCTTCTTACCGAAGATGGTTCCAGTCTGCCCAGGACCGTATAGCTCCTCGACGACCACGAGGTTGCTGTCGTTGTCGACGGCGATCCACAGGCAGCAGGCCGGCGCGCGCGATCCCCAGTCGGCGGCGCGGAACACTTCCCAGTTCTTCGGAAGCTCGAACGGGTCGCACACGTGAATGCGCGGGTCGAACACGTCGCCGAAGAACGAGCCAGGGACGACGTCCCAGTCGCCGTAAAGAAATGCGCGCTGGTAGTGGTCAGGCATCAGCAAAAGCTGAGCCTCGTACTCCGGCGGCATGTGCGGGTTGTCACGCAGTAGAGCCGGCACCCAAACGCGCTCGAGCGTCCTCTTGCCCTGCGAGGTTTCTACGGTCTCGCTGATGATCTTGAAGCCCTGTTTGCAGGGGTCGTAGAACCGTTCCTTGACCCACCCGACGTGCCGACCCATCGGATTGCAGGTGCTGCGGACGCGGTGAAGCGGCTGGAGATGCGGATCTGCGCTGCGGACACGCATCTTTAGGAAGTCGTACTGGTACTTCGGGATCTCCTCAAGCTGGTCGAACCCTAGCCAGGTGAATTGCCGTCCCTGGTAGTTCTGTTCGTCGTTCGGGCCCTCTAGGTGGCCAACCTCGAACATGTAGCCGCACGAAAACCTGAAAGCGTGCTCGTTCTCCCGCCACGAAACGCCTGCGTCTATCTGCGGGAACAGCTCTTGCTGCTGGCGGATGATGTCCCTGAGCCGAGGGAACTCTTTCCTAACCAGCAGCGCGTTACCGAGCGACTTCTTTCCGGTCTCTCGCCACTTCTTGGTAGCTACCTCGAGCTGAGGGATGAAGTCGACGCGCAGGAAGTCGGTTTTTCCGCCCCCGACACCGCCGCCGTATAGGAGCTCGAACACCGGACACGACAGGGCGAGGCCCTGCTTCGGAGTCGGCTTCCAGATGGCCTCCGAAATCATGTCTTCCCCGTGAAGACGTATGCCAGCGCGGGCGACTCGCAGGTAAGGTTCCTAAACGGGAGCTTGTCAGGAGATCCGAACCGCTCTGACAGGTGTGCCTCTAATTCGTCAGACGTAGGACGGTGCGCCTCGATTAGACCGTCCGGCCTGACTCGCACGGACAGCGCGACCATCGCGGTCTCAAGCCAGTAACCGCCCCACCTGGATTCTACCTCCTCGATGGTCACGACTTCTTTGGCTCCTCGACGGTCGCATCGATGAGCTTCGGCTGCTGCGAGTCCTTCACGGCCTGCAACCACGCCTCATTCGTCGGCGCCTGGCCCATGATGAGCACGTTCAGGGTCGTCCCGGGTCCTTCCTGCTTGTCGATCTCGCGGCGTACGCTGTCCACGCCGAACTGCATGGCCGCATGGAGGTAGAAAGGCGCCTCCATCTTCGGCAACATCGCGTCCTTCTCGACCCTGTCAGGCTCTTTCGAGGCCACCGACAACACCCGACGCATGATCTTGAGCGCGTCGAGGCGGGTCCGCTCGCTCATGCGCGCCACCCTGGCAGCCCGGTCGCCGTAGGACTTAGCCGCCACGCTTCTTTGCCTCCCGAAGCACCTTTCGCTCGTCGCGGATGGCCTTGTGGTCGGCAACCTCCTGCGCGTTCCACCAAATCTGGCCGCCGCGTTTGACGTGCTTGAGCAGCGATTTCTTCTTCAGCATGTCGGCTGGCGCCATCTCGAGCACCATCGCCGCTTCCTTCGTCGTGATGTAGCCAGCCGGCCGCTTAGGAGGGTTGCGCTGCCAGTAAAGGCGCTCCTCGTGATAGGCGTCGCGGGCGAGCGGGGGAGGGCCGTAACCCATCAGCGCGGCCTCGGCTGCGACAGGCCAAGGACCATGCAGATGAGAATCGCCGCCGAGATGAGCAGGACCGGGTGCTGTTGGGCGAAGCTCATTCGACGAACTCCGCGATGCCGGGCTCGCCCTTGTCCCGCCGGTGGTCGCCGATGAGCAGGCGGACCATGCCGTACTTGACCCCGCCAGCACGCGTCACGGACGAGTACGCCGTGTAAAATTCGTGGGCGGCTCGGCACTTCACACATCCCCAGATGTCGCCATCCTCCAGCTGGTCAATGCACAAAACATTGTCACAGCCAGGACGTAGGCACGGCTGTCGGTAGCCCTCGCCCCACACGATCGGCGGCATGACGCGCGTGTTCGGCTGCGACGACTCAGGCACAGGAGCACTTCGTCTTCCCGACGCAGAAGTCATGCGGGCCGCCCCAGGACCCGCCTGGAAGCGCTCTAATAACTTCCTGCGCCTTGGCCTTCTTTCGCGCCCGGTAGCGCGCCCACACCGACCGCGTCTTGTCCCGCGGGCAGTCCGGCTTGCACCCGCGCTTCGGGTTCTGGCCGCAGTCAGCGCAATTGGCCATGTGAAGTGACGATACGATACGTGTATGGTCACTGTCAACGCGTAGCGTGCGCTACCCGCTGTTTCTATGCCGCGTCAGAGGCCGAGAAGGGCGAGAGCGGCCGTTGCCTGCTCGCCCTCGCCGCCGTGCGCGAACCAGTGGCAGTTGTGGTCAGCGCAGCCGCCCTCGCCGAGCTGGTCAGACGCCTCGTGGGCGAACTCATGGGGCAGGTCGGCCACCCACGCCGGGAATCCGCCGACAGCCGGCACGCTGAATCGCATCCCGTCCCACAGTGGCAGGATCACTACGCCGTCTTCCTGCTCACCCGACACGCAGTCGCCGGTCTGACTGATCCAGCCGTATCCGCCAGCGCAATTCAGGTGCTCAGGCCCGTACCAGTACACGATTGGCATGGACTTCATGCCGTAAGACTGGAAGACCGCCTGGGCAGCCACGTCAGCGTTCGGCGGCGGGTCGACCACCCACTCGTGATGCACCTCGAGGCGACCGCAGGAGGCCAGGAAGAGAACGGTGGCGAGTAGGAGTTTCATCGGTCAGTCCTTGCGTTCACGAATCGCCATACGTGCCAGCCGCGCAACCTCGCCTGGGTCGATCGCTGCCGCTGCCTTTCGAGCCCGATACCTGGCCATGCGCTCGGCGGCACTGTAGTCCTTCTCTCGATACCGCATGTAGTTCAGGACCACGAAGCCGCCGTCGATGCGGACCAGGCGCCGGCCCTCGAAGTCACCCGACCGGCTGTCGAGTTCTGGGCTGCCCATCTTGACCAGCGCTGCTATGCCGTCAGCAAGCGGGACGCCGGCTCGAGCAACGATGCCGGAACTGGCAGCATGTGCCACACCGTACCATCCCGGCGGCACCATCCAACCGGTCTGCTTGAGCGACGTAACCTCGATCTGCGGCGTCGGCTCCCGTAGCTCACGCAGCTCGGCCATTAGTAGCGCCGTGATGAACACGTCACGGACGTCACGGTCCAACCACACGGTCGAGTTGAGCATCCCCGAATCCAGCTTCACGTAACCAGCCATGGACAGTCATTGTTACGTAACGTGACGGGTGAGTCAACCGTAACGTGACAAGAGATTACAGATAGCAGAGAGCATAGTGCATAGATCAGATCCGGATCTCAGAATGGTTCGGTGCTTGCGCTATACGATGTGCCGACGGCTGGCTTCGAACCAGCAACCCGCCGCTTGTGCTGCCACGGCCCGCTCTACCAGTTGAGCTTACGTCGGCGAATCTGCCTGTCTTTCCAGGCTGTCATCGGTTCGCCTTGCGGCATCTCTCTTCGCCTCGCGACGTCGAGAATGGGGCACCCAACCGAAACCCGCGCAACCCAGTAGTACCACGGAACGACGGCGTCGGCAGATAGTGCCAGGCGCCACCCCGTGCCCTACCGCGATTGCTCGCGTGACCTTCGCCTGGCCTGGTCGTCATTGGGGCGATACGTCTCTCGAGCACGGGATGGCTGAACGGGACAGTAGCATGCCCTGCACATGACCGCTACACGTGAATCGTGGGGGTGAATTTTCGTATGCAGAGGAGTACACCCACGCAGAGGGGCGGGGCTGTTTTGGGGGTCCGGGTTCGCCGGGTCGGCCACGTCCAGCGCCACGGCAGGCTCGGTAGCACGGGCCACGTAGCACGGTGGGCCGGCGCACGTGTGGCGCGCTGACACACTGAACAGTTGCGTAAGATATATACGAGCAAATAAATCTATCCAACTCCTTATCAATCGTGATACATCTTGAGCCATGGCAAATCCAACTGCGATCGGGTTGATTCGGGTTTCCACGTCCGACCAGGTGCTCGGGTTGGAGGCTCAGGAAGCTGACATTCGCAAGGCTGCCGCTGGGCGCGGGATTGACGTCCTTTCAATAGTCACCGAGGTAGTCTCTGGTGGAGCTCCAATTGAAGATAGGTACGGCCTCGCCGAGGCTATCGCAGCGGTCAAGGACCTGCGCGCCGCTCACCTGATCGTCGCCAAGCGTGACCGCCTGGCTCGAGACCCGCTGGTTGCATTGCTTACCGAGAGGGAGCTCGAGAGAGCTGGTGCGACACTTGTCTGCTGTGACGGCTCCGATGGCGACGACCCCGGCGCTGAGCTTATGCGCGGAATCCTTGACGTCGTAGCTAGATTCGAACGGCGCATGATCGGACTCCGCACAAAGGCGGCGCTGGCTGCCCTTGCATCGGGCGGCAAGGTGCTTGGTCGTCCCATGGGCAGGGTTGACGATAGGCCACGCAAGCCACGCAGCGACAAGGGCAAGGTTCGCGGACCGCAGAAGCACCCAAACCCGTCGCCTCGTGACCGCAGCCTGAAATGGACGCGAATCAGCGCACCTACGATCTAAATAAACGGGTGTTTATTATCTCTACTGGGTCAAATCTCCCCAGTGCGGGGCAAAATGCCACAGTCACTTGGGCAGCTGAATGAGCGAGGCGCGGGGGCCCAGCTTGCCGTGGTCCATGCAGTAGCAGTCTCCATCCTTGTTCGCGAAGCCCTCGTAGATCTGCTTGCCGCACGTCTTGCAGTGCACGTCAAACCTCGGGCCTTCGAAGATGCCCTCGCACAGCACGCGCGTCTCGCTGGGCTTGTCCGACACGAACCCAGACTGCTGGTTGGCTCGTCGCCTGTTGTCTACGAAATCAGCGAACATCGCGTCTAGCGCTGCCTTCAGTGCTGCCTCGTCTTCACTGGTCATCGGTCCTCCCTCGCTCCAGTAGTACCTCGCGTCATGTGCGCCTTTCACTTAACCGAGCACGTAACGCGATCCACGTCTCGGCTCGCATGAGCGTCAGGAGCGCATCGGCTCGTTTCCTCTGACGCGCGACTTCAAGGAGTCGTCGCCTGGCGTCCTCGGCTGCCTCGAACGAACCGAAGGCCGCTATGAGCCTGCTGGCGACCTCTGACTCCGACGGGTGCAACTCGCCATCCGCCTCGTCGGTCATGAATCGCCTCGCGTCATGTGCGGCCGATCGGAGGCTCGTCGCTGGCGGGAGACGTGGTCGGCCTTGGCTCGTCACTCGTCCACTTGCATGCTCTGCACGCAGCGGAGCCGCCGAACTCCGCATGCTCAGGGCACGGCTCGCATTGCATCGTCTTGCATCGTCGCATGTGCCTGTCCCACGCCGTGCGCCACTTCTCGAAGAACTCGTCAGGCGTCACGGTCGCCCCGCAATCTCACGGGGAACTACGAAGTCGTGCCGAGCTCCTTCTTCATCGCCATGCGGACCCTGTTTCCTTGTCATCCCACACATCTCGCATATCGGAGCAGATTTCCATCCGCCACGCATTGAGTTGGCTAGCACAGCTGACTTAGCCTCCATCAGCTTCGGCCCCGCAATCTCCCAGCACACTTCTCGGCACTTCCCGAGATGGCCTGGCCGCAGGTTGCAGGTGGCGACGACCGTGCCGTCGGCTGTCTTGATGGGCGCGTCGCAGGTTGGCTCAGGCGTCACAGTGTCCATGTAGGCCGCTCTCCTGTCTCTTCGCATCGCTTAAGGTACGCCGCCGTGTCAGCCAGGTGCTTGGCGTTCTCCTCCACGGCGCACTTGATCTCCTCGGCGTTGTTCTCGGGCTTCCCTGCATCGAGCGACTCGCCTGTCCTCCATCCCCTCCATGGAGCCGTGCCGTGCAGCATCTCGGACACGAACCAATTCGGCCTGTTCATGTTCATCTCGAGGATGTTGCCGATGACGATGTGGTCGCCGCCGTAGGTCTTGAGCAGGCCGACCTTGAGCGGTCCGTGCGATTGGCTCATGAGTCTCGTCATGTACTGGTGGCCACACGCGGACGTGGCAACCGGCAGATCAGGCAGAGTCAGTAGCAGTTTCGCGAGTTCGTGAGTCTTCATGGCTCCTCCTATCCTACCGCTGCGCTCGACTCGTAGCCTGAACCATCGCCAGAAACTCGCGCCTGTTCCTTCGCCTGGGCATGACCTTGTCGAGCCTGTCCTTGCAGTCCTGGCACGTCACGTTACCGATGGCCCGAGCGAACGGCAGCATGGCGCCGCGCTGGCCGCACATGGCGACGTCGATGTCAGGGCCGTTGCGGTAGTGTCGCGGGCCGGGGCGAGGCGCGGTCACCGGAACCGCCTGTCGGTCATGAGCAGCGATTCGAGGATGTGGGTGGCGACGGCGCATCTCACGAACGGAAAGTCATCATCGTCGTCGAACTCCGTCGCGGCTGCTACTGCCCACGGTGGCAAGAAAGGGCCTGGCCCTAGTCGAGTCAGGCTCTCGCGCAGCACATTGGCCGCCTCCCGTATCTCCCGCCTGTCCTGCGCGGTCAGCCGTCCGTAGTCGATACTCATCGTTTCCTCCTCCTCTTCGACCTATCCCTGAACCACGACCCATCGGCCGCCTTGACCCACGGGCCGAACTCGCGTGCCAGCGCCTCGGTCGTGTTGGCGCGCATGAACTCGGCGTGCTCGATGGCGTGGCGCTCGTCCATTGCCAGGTTCTTCATGATTTCCGCGGACCGCGGCGACAGGATTAGCGGCGGCGCCGGCTTCGGGGGCCACTCAGGTCGCCATGCTCCGCTGTCTACGAAGTCGCGCAGGGCTTTCCCGTTCACATGTCGCGGGTCCGACTCAGCCGGGTAGACCCGCGTCGGCTTCGCGCGCTTGGCCTTCACGGCTTCCGTTCCTGCATTTCATTTGCCGTGCGCCATCCGATGTATCCGGCGTCCCATGCGAGCTTCCGCATCGCCTCGTGGATCAGACGACGGTTGCGCTGCCGTGCCTTCAGGCTACGTCCTGCTGACAGACTGTTGAGCAGGTCGTCGGCGCGCTCGCTTTCGGTCCGTTTGTCGTCGCCCATCACTCAACCATCTCCCGTCTCCGCGTCACCGTCGTCTCGTCGGCCGCGGTGTCGTCGTCGATGAGCGCGTAGAGGCGGCGGTCTTGAATGGCTCCCTTGGCGCACAGCACGTCCGACAGTGTGTCATCGCTCCATCCCGCCGATACCCAGTCGAATGGGCTCGTTGGCTTAAGCATGCATCCGCCGCACACGCCTGGCTCGTCATCGCTCCGTAGCAAAACGACGCGCTCGTTCCTTCCTGACGTCACGCACGGACGCAGTTCCACCGTCATACCATCGCGCAGTTCATCGACGCTCGTAACCAGCTTCCACGGGTCGCGCGTCATTTCTTCCTCGTATTCTTCGGCCACCATCCGCCGATCGCCGCGTGGCTGAATCCGCACGGCCTGGCGCGAAACGAACGCCCACATTGACTGCATGCCTTCTGCTTCGTTGACGCGTTCATGGCTTGGACTTCTCGGTTGGCTAGTAGCCATCCTGCTTTGCGGCGCACGTCTCGCAAATGCCGTTGACCACGATCGGATTGGCTGGCCCGTGAACGCCACCCATAAACGAGTTCTGGCATGTACCAGTCGCCTCCCCCGCCAGCCCGTCGAGCGCCAGGCGTTCGAGGTAGTCGAGCACGTCGTCCATCCCATACAGCGGACGAAAGATGCCTTCACATGTACGGCCTGATTCGACGTCCGCGAGCAACCGGCGAAGTGCGTCCGCGGCGGTCATTTCGTCGGCTCCGTTGGCAGCGCGCGGATTTCAGCCGCCAGCCATTTCAGGTCCTCGTCCGTCACGCGCGTCATCGCTCCAGCTCCTCGAAGTCGGGCATATCGTCGTAGTCGGCACCGTCGAGCGCGAGGCTTTCGGCGATTTCGTACTGTACTCCCGGGTCCATTTGCATCGTGTCGTTGCACCAGTCGCAATACCCCGTACACCAGCCATCCGCCCCTGCGCTAGCGCAGTGCCGAGCCGCCTCCATGAACAGCCGCCGCTCGGCGTCGGTGGGCGGCGTCCACTCGATGGTCACGTCCCCGTCGTTCCAGTAGCAAGGCTCTCCCTCGGCTCTCTGCCATGGAGCAAACCAGCTGCATTCGTCGGCCGTTACAATGGCGCAACCTTTGCCGTGGTCGATCTTCGCGATTTTCTTCGATTCTCCGTCGCCAAGGCGTACCTGCATGCCGACGCGCGGCGGAGTGTCACGTGACGATTTCATGGCTTCCTTTCGTCGATCCACCTGAACCCATCGCCGTCGCAGTTACGGCACAGCGCACCTGACTTGTTTCCGTGCCAGCCGCGACCCTGGCAAACTGCGCACGTCTGCCGGCCAGGAACTCGCGGCGAGTTGCGCCACCTAACAATCGGCCCTGGCGGCAGTCGGTAGCACAGCGCCTTCGTGCGAATCATCGGTCGGTGCTTGACGGTGCTCATTCGTCGTCCTCCCCTGGCACGCGGTCGCGAGCTCGCTTAAGTTCCGGCTCGACAACCACGCACATCGGCGTCGAGTAGCCGTGCGAGCACTTCGAACCGGCAGCGACGTCGGCCATCTCCGGGTGGATGGCAAGGCAGTCGCGCCACGCCTGCGCCTGGACGAGCCAATGACGGCGGTCGGACTGGTTACGCCAGATCTGGTTACGCCAGTAGTCGACCTGCTCGCGACGCTTGGCGAGCTCGATCTTGCCGAGTTGCTCAGTCCAGTCGCGCACGGCGTCGTTCGCCTGTAGAAGCCTGTCCTCGGCGACAGGCAGCATCTTCTCTGCCTCGGCCAGGTTCGCCCGCATCGCCGCTGGCATCTCGTGGCACCTTGATACAGGAACGCTCGAGCGCGACGTGACCCTAGAGAAGTCCACGGCGCCTCTTGATGTCGGTTACCATCGGGTCCTCCTGGTACACGTCCGACACTCGCGTGCCGTTCAGCGCCTTTACGTGCTTGCACTCGGGGCACGTATCGCGCGGCTTGAAGCTCGCCTTACCGTTGTTCCGCTGCGTCAGGTGCCAGTCGCAGTAGTCCGACTGGGACGCCGCTGGAACGCTTCCATTTGCGACAGGAGCGACGATCTTCGTAGGTTCGTCCTCCCACCCCCTGGCCCTAATGTACGTGGCTGGGTACGGAACGTACTGGCCACCGTCTTTCAGCCACTCAGAAGAATTGCACTGCCAGGACAGCGCGTTAAGCAAATCTGCAAGCAGCGGTTTTGCTGCACACCATGCCCTCCAGGCGTCGCCCTTGTTGCGCCGCTTCGGGTACACCGCCCAAAATGTCAGGAATTCCGTCGAGTAAGCAAATTTGCGCGATCTGGATCCGGATCCGATCAGGGAAGAATTAAGATCCGGATCGGATCCAGATATGCGCAAAACTGCAGTGTTGCTCGTGCAGATTTGCGTAGTAGTCGTGCTGATTTGCTTATCCTGCTGCGTCACATCGGCGGCGCCGCCCTTGAGCATGGTCAGAGCGAACTCGGATCCGCAGTGAGGGCAGAACACGTTCACTTACCCTCTCCGCGCTTACCGATAATTGACTCAATCCCCATCAGCCTGGCGTCGACAAAGGCGGTAGACCTGGCAGCTCCGACTAGCTCCAGACGTTGAGCGTCGACGGATCCGTTCTCCGAAGATGCCATGACTTCATCGGGCAGAAGCCCGTAATAGGCGGCTGCGCCAGTGGCTTGACACAGGCTTCCGATTTCCTGTCGACCACCTCGCTTAGTTGCCAGCAATGCAGCAGCAAATCCAAGGACAACTTCAAGGTCTCCTGGCCAGATCTCAGAGAGTACCTGCTTAAGAGCCTTAGCTGCCTCCGTTACCGAGCCATGGCAGTCCTCGCACAGAGTCAGCAGAAGATCCTCTTCGTACTCCCACGGCTTGCGACCGTCGTACGACCTGTGGTGTACGTGCAGCGTCTTTTCCCTGGAGGAGCATTCGCGGCACGTCCAGCCATCGCGGTCAAGGATCTCGAGACGCTTGCGCTGCCACCTGGGGTCCTTAAGCAAGTCCGAGTAGGACGGCTTCTTTGCCATCTCTGCCTCCAAAACGGAAAGAGCCCCTCGGAGCTGACCGTCCCGGTCACCCACGCGATTGTCTAGGTCACGAGGAGGAACGGGCAGCTCTGAAGGGCTCTTGTGCATGGATGAATCCCCCTGACCTAGACACAACCACAGTCGCAGATTGTTGCTTTCACGTCAAGAGAAAAGTCCGCCCCACGAAACTACACAGTTACCTACATGACTCGAACTAGGGAGCGTCCGGTAACGTCCGCACTGACTAAGTGCCGCACCTTGGGCACACGCCGCGACCGAACAGGAAGAAGCTGTGACGGCACGCGTAGCACTTGACGAGCGTGATGCGGATCATCGCTTCCACCGCCACGTTTCGAATCGAGGCGGTTCGCCGTACACGGCTAGCATCATGTCCTTCGGGTATGCCGACGTGTGGCCGACGAAGGTAATGCGCGGGTTAAGACCGAGCACAAGAGCCTTGCCGTGCACGTAGTCGCAAGCCCAGTTAGCGGTCGTAAGAGGGACGAACAAGAACACGCGCTTGTCTCCATCGCAGATCGTCTCCGAGCACTTCTTGGCCCATTTGCCGATGTCCGCGAACTCCGGGTTGAGCCACAGCCTGCCGTCGACGTCAGCGGACCAGTCGGTCAGCATCGAGTCGGTCGCAAGCGCAGACCCAGGACCGAAGTGGTGGTCACCGTCGCGCTCGACAATGCAGTTATCGAGTGTCGCCGCCAGGTCGAAGTCCATCTTCCCGAAGCGGCGCTCGACCGCATCGAGCAGATCGCGCGGCGTGCGCACGGTCTGCTCAGAATCGCGGCCCGATGTGACTCTGGGACCGCTCATCGGCCAGTAGAGCCGAAGCCCCCTCTACCGCGCGCCGTCTCGCTAAGCTGCTCGACGCGGACCAGTTCGACGCGCTCGACCGGTGCGATTACGAGCTGGGCGATGCGGTCGCCCCTTGCGAACTCAATCGGAGCATCGAACATGGCAAGCGGATTGGCATCCGTAAGGCGCGTCAGGAGGACCGAAATTTCTCCTCGATAGTCAGAGTCGATCGTGCCGAGAGTGACGTCGACACCCTCCGCAGACATCGACGACCGCGGCCTGATTTGACCCTCGAAACCGACTGGTATTTCGACGCACAGGCCGGTTGCCACCTTGACCCTTTGTCCCTGGCGAAGCGAGAATGCGACAGCCGCGCACAGGTCGATGCCTGACGCGCCGGCCGTTTGGTACGCGGGTGGCGGCACGTCGGCGAGTAGCTTGTAGCGGAGGGTCGTCATCGACGTGCCTTCGCCTTCGTGAGCGCGCCCCGGAGCGCGGCCATCGACCGGCGCATGGCCTCCATGTTCTCGATTCGCTCGTCAGCACGTCTGTCGGCGCAGTACGGGCACGTGTACGAGATGCCGCGTTCTGTCGCGCAGAACCTGCCGCAGTCGTAGCATCGGCGTTCGTCCAGCTCGATGTTGCGCTGGATGATCACGGCAGCCCTTTCGCGACCAGCACGGCCAGCATGCCGAGCATCACGGCCAGGAGATTCAGCCAGCGGACGGGTGTGAGTGGGCGGCGGTTCATGTGGTCGGCCTCCAGTCGCCTCCGGCTACTAGCCTGGCGAACGTCATGCGTGCGTCGTCGTTGATGTACAGCTTAGGGTTGCGCGCCTTGCCGTTGAGCAGGACGTGGATTGTAGAATGGTCGCGGTTCATGGCGCGTCCGATCTCTGGGTAGCTCATTCCCATACCGCGCAGGATTGACGCGATCTCGAAGCGGACTTTGACCAGGTTAGTCCACTTGCGCGGCCCCAGGACGTGATGGACAGGGACGCCTCGCAGCAGAGCGACCTGCCTCACGACCTCGTGCGCGCTTGCCCGTGTCAAAACGGCACGTCCTCGTCGGAGATGGGAGGCGGCGACGCATCGTCTGACTTGCCTCCGGCAGCACCTTCGCCGCGAGCACCGCCAAGGAACACGACCTTCTCGGCGATAATATCCGTGGCGTAGTGCTTCTGCCCGTCCTTGTCGTAGCTGCGGGTCTGCAAGCGCCCCTCGACGTAGACCGACCGGCCCTTGGCAAGGTACTTCGAGCAGTTCTCGCCCATGTCGCCCCAGACGGTCACGCGGTGCCACTCGGTCTTTTCCTGCTTCGCGCCGCTCTTGTCCTTCCACGCCTCTTGCGTGGCGACACGGAGGTTGCAGACAGCCTTGTTCGACGGTGTGTATTTCAGCTCCGGGTCGGCACCAAGGTTGCCGACGAGAATCACCTTGTTAACGCTACCCATTTTGCCCGGTCCTTTCGATCAGAAGGGAATGTTTTCGCTCTCCGTCTCGCCATCAGCGAACACCAGCTCGTCACCTTCAGGTACGTCCAGGTCCACGACGGCCTGCGAGTACGCCGGGAAGTGCCGCGAGGCGATGCACCCGCGAAGCTGCTCTGTCCATAGCACCAGCGACTTGCGTCCCTGTTCCAGCGCCTTGTCGGTCAGCTTGAAGACGGTGACCGGATACGGCTCGGCCGAACAGACGGCGACGATGTATGCGATCGGCGTCTGCTTGAGCTTGACTAGCCGGTTAGCCTTCATCCCCTCGATATGGAACGCCATCTGCGCATGGTAGTACATCCAGAACGCTTGCGATGCGAAGCGGCCAGGACGCGACGAGCGGCAGGTCTTGAGTTCGGTGACGAACGTGTGGTCATTCGCTCGGCAGTCCGGAGTCGTGCGTGCCTGGAGACCCTGCCAGTCGAACCGCAGCGTCTGTTCCTTGACGCCCGTCAGCGCCATCATGGCCAGCTCGTTCGACCGGACGGCCTCGGCGATGCGGTTCGCCGAGTCGTATTCGGAGCGCGACAAAATGACCGCGTCGGAGTTGTCCGCCTTGAACGACTCCCACTTGGCGCCCCGCCGCGGGGATGACGCACCTGACGCCGTCTCCTCGGCGTAGTACGTCACTCGCTTGCCTCCGAGCAGAATGGAATGGACCGCCGTGCCGCCGTCCAGCACGGACGACTTCGGCCGTACGTTGGCCAGGTAGTGCATGGGCGATTCTGCGAAGAGCTTCAATCGGCTGAACCTGACTCCATCGGCATCGAGCATCGGCCGCGCCGTAACCGCCTCGTCGATCATGGCGTCTCTCCAGGTCCAGGAGCCGCAGCAGCTCGCGCCGCATCGTCGTCATACCCGTCGTCGCTGCCAGACTCGCGGTCAACCGGGAAGCCAGCCGTCGGCGGCGTCTCTGTCTTGGCAGGCGAGCTCGTCGATGCGCGGGCAGCGTTTGGAACGACGTTACGTACCCTAATGCACTCTACCGTCTCGCCACCCGTCGAGTTGGTCGTCGTCGTGTAGAGCGTGACAGCCTTGCCGACCCAGTCCTCTGTCTTGGGCCCGTAGAGCCCCTGAATGGTCTTACCGATGGTCGCGCCTATGGCTAGCGGCTTGTCCTTCCCCCTGAAGAAGAGGATCGGTTTCTTGCTCTTCTTGCCACCCTCGCCGACTACCTGGCCGCCAACGACCTTCGAGATAATCACCGTCGGCTCGCGCCCTGCAAGGTCGCACGCGCGCAGCCACTCCGAATCCATCATCGATCTCCAGTGAGGCATGTTTCAATCTCCCGTCCTTCCGAGTTCCAACGCGAACTCCTCGAGCATCCGGACCAGCTGTGCGGGCGGGTGCCCGGCGACGCGCACGTACTGAAGCGCCCGCCGCGCGAAGTACCCAGCGGCGCCGCACTCGCGGTAGTGCTGCGCGATGGCATCCTTGTCCTTGTCGCGGCCCTGCAAGATGTCGAGCTGCCGCTTGTCCGCGTCCGTAAGGTCCATGATGATCACGCCGTCCTCAGCCAGTGTGCGATGTGGTTCAGTGCGTCGGCCAGATCGGGCGCACCGACGTAGACGTCGACGACCTCGCCATCTCGAATCCGCTCGATAGTCCAGTAGCCGTCGTGATTGTAGACGTGCAGGCCGAGCGTGCTCGGGTGGTCGGCCTTAAACGCGCCGGTCAGGTCAAGGCTCTCGATGGCCCGACGGGTCACCTCGGTCAGCTTCTCGTCGATGGTCATGGGACGACCTCCATGGAAAACCCACCGTAATAGCCGTTGTGCTCGTTGTGGTTGACGACGGTGAACTCGCCGAGGCTTGTCTCGACGATCAGGAACTGGCTGTCATCGCAGTATCCGTATTCGTCGTCCTTTCGCGGACCGTCGGCGATGCGTGCGCCTCTGAACTCGGCGCCCGTGAACTTCGTCAGGTCGTCGTCACAGCTCATGTGCCTCGACTCGCAGCACGACTGCGCCATGTCCGTCAGGCCGAAGGTAGATCCGTCTTCCATGTCGAACCGAAGCACGTCTCCGTCGACCTTGACAGATGCGATTTTCTTGCCGACCGACTCCACGAGCTTGGCAGCGTCGTTTTGTCCGCCGAGCATGCGAATCATCGCGCCCATTCCAATCACGACCACACCGCCTTTCGGCACATCGCCTCGACCAGCAGGCACTCGACCTCGTCGGCGGTGAGCAGTTGGACGGCGGTACGGTTGTCGACGCCGAGCCAGGAACCGATGAGGAGAACGTAGGAGCGCACGGCTAGGCCGACCTTCGCTTATGGTTTCCGCACGTGCAGTCTTCGGCGTGCATGTATCGCGCGTCGTCACGGTTCGCGATGGACACCGCGTGCGCCTTGCGCATCTCCGGCGTCACGTGATGACCAGCCGGAGCAGGCTTGATGTTGCTGGTCTTCTGAATGGCTCGCTTCTTGTTGGTCAACATGGTTCACTCCATCCCTTCCGCGGCGCACGGCCGCTCAACCTTGGTAGGCGCCTCGAACTCGTCGACGGGCGCTGACTCGAATCTGACGATTGCTGCGATGAGCGCCGAGATAGGCTCTGGCTCGGGAACAAGTGGTGCGAGCTTCATTTCATGTCCTCCGCGATGTCGGCGCTGATGTCCGGGTCGTGAACGTTGCCGCAGTGCGAGCAGGCGCGGTCCCATTCGTACTCTGCACACGGGCAGTCCGGGATGAGGCAGCCGATGCCATCCTCGTGCTGCCAGAGCAGGTGGCCGCATTCACAGCGGGCCTCGTGTTCGTTCGTCATGACTAAGACCTTACTTGCGCAAGCATCCATCGTCAAGGAATTTCGTCAGGCTCGTCTGATGTCCAGTCGCCGGGAGTCAGAGACGCGTCCAGCTTGACCTTCTGCCATCGCGCGTTAGCCGCGTCGCGGGCTATTTTTTCGCGGCGTTTCGGGCTGAGTTTCTTCGCCCTGGCCTTCGCCATGGCACTCGCGGCGGCGCTGACTGCTTTCTTCTTCTTGATGGACGATGCGGTTGTCATTGGTTCAAAATAGCGCTTGCGTAAGCATCGGTCAATCGGGTACAACCGGAGTCATGAACATTTCGCGCATTCGCCCGCTGGAGTTCGCCGTCATCGTGTGCGGCGCGTGGGGACTGCTGGCCGGGCCGTTGGACCTGGTCGTCTGGCTGATGGGAGGGAAGTGATGCCGTACGTCGGGAAGAGCATGGACAGGAAGCGGAACGCGCGGCGACGCCAGTTGAGTGCCGGCCATACCGCCGAGTCGTGGAACGCCGCGCATCCGATAGGGACCTCGGTCAGGTACTGGCCGATCTATCCACCGATCGACGGCGTTCCGCCGCTTGATACAACGACGCGATCAGAGGCGTGGGCGATCGGAGATGGTTCGGTGATAGTGAAGGTCTTTGGCGTGACCGGCGGCGTTCACCTATCGCACATCGAGGTCAGGCCATGAGCGCGCCGAGCAAGGAGGAGATTGCGGCGCAAGTTGCATGGGCGCGGTCAAGGATCGGCCGATACCCGGAGCCGCCTCACGCCGCGGTCATCGTCGCCATCGCCGACGAAAACGAGCGGCTGCGAGCGGAGAACGAGAAGCTGATGGCCGACGCGCTGGTTCGGCAGACGACGGAAATCACGCTGCGAGCCGAGCTTGACGGCCGCAACGCGCAGGTGACCGACATCATCGCGGTCGCGGCGAAGGAGCGCGCCGAGTGCTTGGAGCTGCTTGAGAATCTTGACCTTGGCAGCGAGGAAGTTGACCGCGCGTGCCTTCCGAACGAGGACGGATCATGCGGATGGCTCCCTGAGTACGGGACGTGCGTGGAGCACAAGCGTCTCGCCATGGTCGCGAAGCTGAGGGGAACTCCATGACCGCCGACAAGCCCGAGGCGGGGCGGACGTGCGAGCCGACATGTGGCTCGCTGGAATGGTGCGAGCATCTGGCGACAGGCGTGTACTACTGCACGCCTGGATGCGCTGAAGCACGGAAGCCGCTGAACCCGGACCCGCGCCCCGTCGAGCGCTGCTCGTGCCCCGAGGCGCTGAGGTACAAGGCGGCGCTGGAGCAGCTGCTGCGTGACGTCGCGGAGGCCAAGGACTGCTCAGACCTTGGCGCCTGCGAACACAATCTACACGCCGGATATCGCAATTGCCGAGGCCTCGATTACATCGAGCGCATTGCCCGGCGCGCCTTGGCGCTCGGAGGGGAGGAGACATGACCCCGGAGGAAGAAAAGAACATGCCGCGGGGACAACGTATTGCCGTGCTAAAGGCCGAGATGGAGGCGCGTCTCGCTGCCCTTGAAGGTGGAGATCAGTACAGGTACCACGGCAGCGATATCAAGTGGATCGCGGCGAAGCTGTGGGACCTGGAAAACAGCGCGAAGCCTGGAGTTGAACGATGAGCTACTGCGAAATCTGCGAGATGGGAGACCTGGGCAGGGAAGTGCACAACTCGGTCATCCACCGCATGGCCGACCGAATCGCGAAGCTGGAGACGGCGGTCACCAAATTTTCGGCAGCGGCGGAAACGGAGCCTGTTGCTACGGAGCCGAAAGCCACGCCCGCCGCTGCCGGACCTATCCCGCCGGGGTACAAGTTGGCGGATGGGTGGACGACTGACGGCGTCGAAGACGATGACACCTGCACGAGGGATGCGCGTTGTCCAGGTCATCCTAGGTACGGGTATCGCCACGGAAGTGAACCAAGATCCTGCGCGGTCCACGCCGTCGAGATGGGCGCGATCGTGCCAGTCGGTGGAACGCCGTGAATTTCACGTTCGAAATAGTGAGCGCACGGTTTGGAACTGTATCCGTGATCGCCCCGGAGAGATTCCGTGATGAGATAGAGAAACACTCATGGTCGCTTGTCTATTGCGACCACCGCGCCGAAGGAAGGCGGCTGATGGCGAGGACATGGATCCCGCATCCCGACGGGGGCCTGCGCGCGTGTGGCAAGCGCAAGCGCCGGAAGGGACTGATGTTGCATCAGCTCGTATGGGCGCTGATGGGGAACGCCAGCGCTAAGCTGCTCGACCACGCTGACGGACAGCCGTTAAACAACGCAGAGGACAATCTGCGCGCGGCGACGCCGAAAACGAACTCGTGGAATCGGCGCATCACGACCAGGAACACAAGCGGAGCGATTGGCGTCGACTGGAGGAAGGACATGCGAAAGTGGAGGGCCAGGATTCAGGACTCAAGCGGGAGGCCGGTTTGGATCGAGTACTTCGATGACTTCGCCGAAGCAGTGTCCGCGAGGGACGTGGCGGCCAAGGAACTGCGAGGGGTCTTCGCCGTGCTTAACGTGGCGGCATGAAGAGCGAGTTCATGATTGGATGGGAAGCCGGTATGCGCATCGTCAAGGTCGAGCCGCCCGCCGAGCAACCTGCAAGAGCGGCTGATGAGGTGCCGTCGGTCCTGCGTAGCCTGTCTCCCGAGGAGCGCGCTGCATATCCAGTCATCACGGACGCGCAAATCACCTCCGCGCTAGAAGCTGGCGCCCGTGACCGCTGGAATGCAGAGCACCCGACCAACCCGTTGCCGCCCGCGCCGGCCCAGGGCGCACCCGCCGAGCCGCTGAGCGCGAGGATCAGGAGAATCCGTTGGGCATGGGACCGGAAAGACGAGCGCCGCGCTAGCGTCGAGAAGCTTGCCGACGAGGTCACTGTCCTCGAAGCGCGGCTCGCCGCCGCCGAACGGGAGCGCGAGGCGTACAGCGATGCCATCGAGCGCGTGAGGTGCGACCGAGAGAAGTACCGACGCGAGCGTGACGAGGCACGCAGGCTCGCCACGGCCGACCGCGATGAAAACGCGCGCTTGAAAGCCGAATTGTCCGTACTGACGTCGGAGCGCGACGAGGCGCTGGTATCGGTAAAGCAGGCGGTCGCTGCCGAGCGCGAGCGGTGCGTCCGTGTCGCGTGCGCAGAACTGCTAAAGTTCAAGCTGGCACACCGGCGCGACCAGTTCGACGAGGCGGACATCGCCGAGGCCATCCGCGACGGGAAGCCGGCGCCCAAGTGAGGTACGCATCGAATGTCGACGGTAACCACTCGGCCATCGGCAAGGCGCTGCGCAAGGTCACCGTAGCCAAGGATATGCGACAACATGGCGGAGTCGGCTACGACTTCCTGGCGCGGCACCGAAAGACAGGGGCGCCGGTGTTCATTGAGGTAAAGGACCCTAGCAAGCCGCCTTCGAAGCGCGAGCTTACCGACTCAGAAGAGTGGATGCGGCAGCGATTCCCCGAAAGCTTCGTCGTCGTGCTGACCGAGGAAGATGCGCTCCGGGCGGTCGGGGCGCTAGGATAGGAGGATCGAATGGGACTTCACGGCAAGGGGAAGGGAAAGCGCCGAGGACCAGGAGAGGTTGGCCCGACTACGGACGTATGGGTCTGCCTCAAGTGCGGGCTGGCGTTCCCGTCCGACCATCGAGAGATGGTCCTAGGCGCCGGTGGCGGTGGCACCGGGAACTTCCACTTCCACGCGCAAGGTGGAAACGGCCAGGTGACGCGCGTCGGACGCATGTTTGCGCGCGCTGCCGAGACGCTCTGCGGGCCGCGGTACAAGCGAGTCGATGCGCCAGCGCTGGAACCGCAGCCTCGCCCGGACCCGCTCAGGGTGCAGCTGTCAGAAATCCAGGCGCACCGAGATACCAGCCGCGCGACCGGTAGTTCCCCAGATGCCGGCGGAGAGCGGACCAATGAGACGGTGCTCGGCGGATACGCCTACGACAAGCGGCCCTGGTAGCGCGGCGACCAGCCGCTTTCCGCCGTCCTGAACGCCGGCAAAGACTGACACGGACCAATTCGGCCGTGATTCGGTCGTATGCGTCTTGACGGTCGCCTGGTGCGCCTCGCTCCGCCGCTCCTGCGTGCCCTGCGTGTGATCCTGGCGCTTTGTCTCGGCCTGCTGGTCGCGCTCCGCGTGCGTCTCCTGCGTGACCACGGGCGAGCCGTCGGGAGCTTTCGCCCATTTCGTGACTGTCACCGTGCGCGTCTGGGTCGCCACGTCGTGGACGGTCTGCACGTCGTGGACGACCTTCACCACCTCGCGGTCCTTCCACTGCGTCTCTGTGCGGACGACATCGCGGGTCTGCACGGTGCGCGTATAGCGTCCGGCTGCGAACGAGCCGCAGAGGGCCATGACGAGGGCTCCGGCCAGGATGAGGCGCGTGCGAGTCAGCATGGCTTGCCAGCCTCCTCAAGCTTGGCCAGCCAGTTTTCGGCGCCGCCTCGCACCTGACGCAATTCGGCCACGGACTTGACGACGATCAGCGCCTTGACGTGCTCGACGGTGAACGCGAGGCAGCGTTCGGCCCTTGACAACTTCTCTCTCAGCCCACGAATCTCGGCGTGAAGCGTGAGCACCTCATCGTCGTTCATCGGCAGTACCTCTTGCCGACGGCAGCCCCGTCAGCGTCGGACGGCCACGGGAGCGCGGCCAAGTTGTGCCCCGCCGCAGAGTCGTAAAGCGTCGGCGCCTCCTGCATGATGGCGCTGCGGTCATGTCCCAGCCCTAGGACGTGCCCGAGTTCGTGCGCCGCGATGACGTAGACGCTGCGGATGTCCGACATCACCTGAAAGCGTACCTCGGCCGAGTTCGCCGAGCACCGCCAGGTTCCAGCCGTCGCGCCAAGGGCCCGCTCGAGCTGAGCCGGTGCGCCGCATGCCGTCCCGTCGTACGTCGAAACCGTCACCCGCGCATCGGCAGCTTCACGCAGCACGTCGCAGCCAGCGGCGTGATTCCAGGCGTCGACCGCGTAGTGCAGCGAGCCGTCGAACACCGGATCGATGCCGTCCCACCGCACGGTGACGGGCACCGCTGACCACGGAGGATCGGGCAGCCAGTTGACTTGCTGGCGACAGGAGGCGAGGAGTAGGACGGCGAGGATAAGGCGGGTCATGGCAGCGCCTCGTAGGTGTTGCCGCACGAGCACGTCACGATGATTCCGTGCCTGTGCCACCTGTCGCCGAACCAGCGCATCACCGGCCGATGCCACGGGAGCAGGATGCAGCGCCAGCGGGTCATGCAGCCTCCAGGAACTTGTTCTCCGTCCACTGGTTCCGCTCGACCCTGCTCGTTTTCCTGTGACAGGCATACGCCGCCATCTTCCAATCGCGCTTACGGCACGCCTCCAGCAGGTGCGAGAACGTCGACAGCCCTGATACGCCGCAGTTGAAGGCGATATCGACCAGCGCCGATTGTGCTGTCACCGGGTAACCGTCGAAGTCGGGAAGCAGGCGGTGGATGCCGGGCAGGAACTCGCGGTCAAGTCGGTTGCGAAGCAGGTCGCCAATCGACGCCTGCGACAGCTCGATGTGCGGCGGATTCGGGGACCGGTAGGCGCGGGCGGGCATGCCCTTGGCGAGCGCGATGACACGCAGGAAGTCGTCGCCAATCTCCTTCGGCGTCGCCGGCCGCTCCCCGTCGACAAGGAACGGCAGCGAGACAGCATCGAGGCCGTCGTGAACAAGGTTGCCAACGCCGACGGTCACGTACCCGAGCGTATCGCGGTACATGTGCGACACGCTGCCTTCCCATCGAATCAGGTCGGCCACGAACTTCGATGCGTCGGTCATACGTCGTCCTTTCGCGGAGGGAAGCGCCGCCGCTCGGCGTGCGGTGGCGGCAGCTTCGCCGCGCGCCGCTCCGGTCCGAAATACAGCTCCCATTCGCCGAGGCGCAGAACCATATGGACCGCACATACTGACCAGCCGCCACCGGCCGAAGCGATGCACGTGTGGAACCGCATCGCCTCATGCGTCGAGCCGGGGGCAGGCGCAACGATTTGCACCGGCATGATTCGCCAGCACCGCCAGCACGCACCGGGGTCTTCGGGCTTCGTCGGCGTCTGCTCTTCGGCGAACGGCAGCTCATGCGCGTCGTCGTACTCGAGCACGTACTCCTCGTCGGTGTCACCCACCGCCGGCTCCCCTCGCCACCGCATCAACCACGCAGTCGTGCAGGTACCGCCGCGTCTCCTCTGCCGCCTCGCTGAGCTGCTTGAGCAGCTTGTCCATCGCTACCGCTCGCTCGATGAGCGAAGAGTCCTCAGGTCGACCAAGATAGCGTTCCATTTCGACAAGAGCAGGCCCAACCGTTCCGACGATAACGCCGAGGTCGGAGCAGCCGTAGCGCCCTTCTCGCCGAGTCTCTGCCTGACTATCACTTCCCGCACCCGTTGCAGCATCACCCCCGGCGAGTCGTCTCCTATCATGGGGCTCCACGCGGCTCCTGTTGGTTGATGGTGACGGGATGGTTGTTGTTGCTCGTCACCGACGGAGCAGAGCGCGCCAGGGCGTACTCACCGGCGATGATGCCCGACGCGATCATGTACAGCTGCTGGTCGCAGACCTTGAAGATGGACGCCGCGACTGCCACCGCTGCGGCGATGGAAATGGCGGTCAGGTGGCGCCCCTGATCGGTCATTTTCAATTAGAATATCACCAAATGCCGCTGATTTGGCCATATCCGTTCCCCAACGAAAACTCACGCAACCCGGTCGAGACGTTTCGCACGGCGCGTCGAATGTGGGAGCGGGCGCAGAAGTTCAGAGCGGGTCAGTTCTCGTGGACGCAGCTCATTGCGGCAGGGACCGTCGGCAGGGTTACATTCACCGACGTCACCGTCGGCGGGTCTGACACAGGCTTTGACAACACCGTGACCGGCATGTACGTAACGGTATCACCTCCAGCGTCGATCCCGTCCGGCATCCAGGTCGACTATGCGTTCGTTGCGTCGCCAGGTACTCTCACGATGCAGGTCCGCAACACGACAGGAGCCGGGATAACTGTCAGCGGAACGTGGTCGTATCTTGGATATACGTACTAGTTCGTCACGAACCCGGCGTTCTGCGTCGCAGACCAGAACGGCAACGCTGCCCATGCCTTGCCGACGCCGACGATGGTCACTGGGTTCGCAGCGCCGGTTGTCGCATCAAACGAAGCGATGGTACTTGCTGAGTTGACCGAGCAGCCAGAGTCGCGGACGTCGACGATTGTGCCTGCGTTACCGGAGCCGTGGATGGCATCGATGGTGCAGTTGGCAAGATTATCAAGCTGGATAGCCGTGCCCGTGCAGTCGTAGGCGTACAGTGTGCCGAGTCGGCCGAATGCATCGTGTGACATGCGCAGCTGGCCGGCCTTGGCGATGACGTTGACAAAGCTGTTGTTGTCGCCTGGCCACGGACCGCACTGAAGTGCTGAGCCAAGTACGATGCACCTGTCGAATCCGGTTGCTCCGCCAGAGGCGGAAAATGCGCCTCCAGAGATCCAAGCGCCGCCGAGAACGGACGTCGCTCCAGCCACGTTGTCCCCGGCGATTGAGGCGAAGTTGCGGAATCCGCTTAGCCTTACGTTCGCGCGACCGCCGGTGAACCCAGCGGCATCTAGGTAGATGAAATATGTCCCGTTGAACCCGGCCGCGAGCTGCGGGCACGTTACGCGCGGGAATTTAGGGACCGAAATAACCTCATACGACTCCCCGTTGACGAACGATGCAGCGGCTGTGCCGGGAGCGGCCACCGGAGACGCCGTGTATCCGGTCGTAGGGCTAGTCTGCGCCGTCTTGGCTACGTTCTCGTATCCCATGAAGGCGTGTTTTGTTCCGTCGGTCTTGCGGATGATGCGCACGCCAGACGACGTAGACAGGCACCCAGCCGCAGACCATGAAGTAGCAAGCGACGAGTCAGCCACCGTCCACGGCGCGTCGCTGACACCGGTTAGCGTTCCCGAGCGAATGACCGTCGGAACACCCAGGAAGATGAGAGACGGCGCGACGCCTCCCGTGGCCAAGCTTGCGGGAGCGATGGCGCTAAGGTTCAGAGTCGAGTGGGTGGTGTCGCTGAGCCAGCGCACGACAACCGTAGATCCAGCGGGGATGTTCCAGCGGCCGACTCGACGGATTAGCTCGTCGGCTGATAGCAGCGGGTGGGCATCGTCGGCGCCACTGTTCGAGTCGTTCGCAACTCCAGTTACGTTGCTCTCGTCGATGCTCCACGCCGTCTGCGCCGAGTAGTCCGTGGTTCCCGGAAGCGGTACGTAGAGCGGTGGCATTGTCTACGCCGGGACCCCAGACAGCGTGACCGTGAACGTGCTTGAGACTGAACACGTAACCACGAACCCCGTGACAGGATTGGACGTATCCGGGTGGTCACCTGTCATGAGGGCGCGGATTGGGGTGCCGCCAATGCCGTTGACGTACGACGACTTGAGCAGCTTCGGACCTGCCGTGCGAACGTCGATCGTGCCAGACCATGCGGCCTTAACATCGGTCGCGCACGCCCATGCCTGGAGCACGCCGAGCGGCGTCGCTGATGCTCCTGACGCCAGGACAGTGAATGAGTCATAAGAGCCGACTAGCCCGCCTGCCAGCGTGATCGTTGCAACGCCGCCAGCGCCGCCGGCAGTGAAGATTATCTCAAACGCGATCTGCCGGTATGTTCCGGCGGCCCACGTCGGCGATGTGTACGATGTGCCGGTCTGCGTTCTCTCGTCTATGAACGGTCCAGGAAGCGCTACATATGACGGCATTTACGTCCCCTTAGACCGGTCGCCCATGATGCCCTCGAGCGACATGTTCCAGCGGGTCAGCACGGCGGCGGTGTTCGTGTAGCGCAAGCGCACCTGCGGCATCGTGACAAGAATGTCATAGTCAGTCGGGCCGCTCGCCGTCAGGTACGTCTGTGCCGCCTGCATCACAGTCCAGGTCGCGCCGTTGTTGGTCGACCCTTCGATGATCACGCCGCTCGCGGCGCTATTCGCGTCGGCGTCGATATGCAGCACGAGCCGAGAAAACGGAACCTCGGTGTTGAACTGCAATGCGTTGGCGTTCGCCGTCGAGTCGTAGATTGTGATGGTCGCGCCGCTGCCAGGTGGTGACTGCTCGCCCGACCCTGTCGCGGGGACGAGCACGCCGCGCGCAATCCAGATCGGCCTGTTGGTTGCCTGGAGGAGCATGGCTTACTTGCCGCGGGTCTTCGGCGAGAAGGTCTCTCCCGTACGCCCCAGCTTCTCGCGCGTGGTGTTGGACTTGGTGTACGAGCTGTCAGACGTCATTGTCGACCGCTTATAGGTCGAGCCGCCGTCCTTGCCGAGAGAGCCGTACAGCGTCTTTCCTTCGCCGCTACCGACCTTGCCCCACGGCACGCCCTTGCCACCGCCACGGTTGAGGCTGCCACCAGTCAGGTCCGGTCTGCTCTTGCCCATTTTGACCATCTCCACGTCGTTGCTCGTTACGGTACGATCGGCGCCCATGCCTTTCGTCGACCGCTCCAAGCGTTGTGCTGCTTTTCCTGCGAACGCCATATTGCCTCCTATGGTACCTCACCGGGGCGTTTCTCCTCGGCTTTCTTACCGAAGAGCGTTTGAATTGCGGCGGCGTCACGCTGTCGCTTCATGTCCATTGCCGCCTGCATCGCTGAGAATTGCGACGTTAGCGCCCCGGCGCCTTGCATCGACTGGCCGAGCGGCATCGCGGCGCGCGCAGGGTTGTAGAGAACGCGGCCTGCCAGTGGGTTGACGTTGTGGACGATGGCCGAGTGGACGCCCATCTGCGGGATGAGGCCGCCGTGCATCGGGACACCGAACTGCAGGTCGGCCTTGGCGCGCAGAAGTTCGGGAGCGATCGCTACACGTTCTAGTTCGGGATTGTTCTCGATGAGCTTAGCCAGCCGCTCGTCGCCGTTCTGGATGCCGGCCGTGGTCGTCTTCTGCCCGCGCCTAGCCAGGGTGTTCGCCGCCCTCCGCTCGTCGATAGACTCATCAGACGACGGCGTCGGCTTCAGGCCTAGCGCCTTGCGGAACTCGCCAGATTCTCGCTTTGCCTCTCTGTACTTGGCGTTGGCCTCTGCGTAGGGACCCTGCTCGCGCATCGCCTGCCCGACGCTTGCCACGTCCGCGAGCTTGGCGTCCTGGACCGACCCGGCGCCGACTGCCAGCTTCGACGGGTTCGCCCGGTCCCAAAGCATCGACGTCTTGCCGTTGACCCACGACTCAGGGGCGTACCGCTTTCCAGTTCCTTGAGACGGGTACTGCGCATCGATCTCGGCGATCTGTCCCTTTAGGAAACTGGCCGTAGCCGGGTCAGTGGAGGGGTCCAGGGCGACGTCGACCATCTTCCTGCGAAACGGCTGTATATCGACTAGGTTGCGCCCCTGGCCCTTGTCTATCTGCCCGATCGAAGCCTTGTACGGCTGGCGACCTTCGGCATCGAACCGCTTGTCATTCTCGGCAAGCAGCGCCTCTCCTGACCGGCGGGCCTGAGCTCCGATATCGGCGTCCGTGACCTTTCCCGGCACGGCGTCGAGTTCAGGCAGGCCAGACCCGGAGTCGCCGATGCCGACGTTCGCGCCGTTCTTCTCGAGCAGCGCGCGTGCCTTAGCACCGCGGGACGCCATGATGTGCTGGCCTCCACGCTCCAACAGCGCTCCCACGGTTGGCACGGAGGCGGCGATGGCCGCGTTCTTGGCAATCTCGCCAGGTGCGTCGCCCTGCATGGCCGACGGAGCCGCGCCGGCTGCGGCACCGCCTACGATGTTCTGGACGGCCCCGGGAGCCCCTAGGGCGCGCGCAGCGCCGCCGGCAGCCATCCCGCCCACGCCGCCGGCTGCGAAGCGTAGGAAGCCGCGTGCCTCGGCTGGGCCGTTGGCAGACGGCGCGCCAGGGAACGACGTCCCGGCTACAAGATTCGACCCCGCGGCGGCAGGCCCAAGGCCGAGCTTTCCAAGGTCGACGTCGCCGGTCTCCGTGATGTCTTGCTTCGGCAGGCGACGGCCGACCGTCTTGACGTCAGCCGGGGACGGGTCGGGCTGGAACAGCTCGTCTCCGCGCCCGTGACCGGCAGGCATTGCTGTGACCTTCCTCTTCGCCACGGCGGCCTTGATCTCGGCGTCAGACAGGCCAGCGTCGACCGCCTCACTGATGATTTCAGCCAGCGAACGCTGCGGCTTGATGGGCTCGACGACGTAATCAGCCATCGCTCAACTCCATAAGCAGACGCTTTTTACGCGCCTCGTCGCTCTCGCCACCTGACTTCTTCTTGCCGGCCGACTTCAGCGTGTCGCCGACGGTCGGCTTGGCCTTCGGAGCCGCTTGTTTCGTAGCCGCAACCGACCCGGCACCAACGGGCGGCAGGGCGTTGCCCTCGCCGGGGAAGATGTCTTCGGCCTTCGCGCCCATGCCCTCGGCGGTCTGCTTGAAACGCGCGTTCGCCGTGCCGTGGAGGTTCTCCAGCCCTGGCTCGCTCTGGATGCGGTCGCGAATAGCGGCCAGACGTCGGTCACGGGCGGCGATGTACTGCTGCCTGGCGGCGTCGATCTCCTGCGAGATGGCTGCCCGCTGCTCATCGCCGAGCTGGCCGTTTGCCGCGGTTTGGATGGCCCCAGTAAACCGCGCCCATAGGCCGCCGAGGTGGCTCGCTTCCTGCTGGTCCATGTACTGGGTAGGCGGACCGCCACGCAGAGCGCGCTCGGCCACCATGCGGGCGCCGATTTGAGCCGCGCCGCTGTCTTTCTTGAGTTCCTCTTGCGCGATGTCGAACAGGTTCAGCGTCTCATTCAGCTTCGGGAGACCGAGTTCCTTCGCTCCGTCCTTGACCAGGTTGTCGGCGTACTTGTACGCGGCGAGGTTTGCCTGATCTGTCCTGGCGCCACCGCCAGCAGCGATTCCGCCGGCAATCTTCGCCCTATCGTGCGCGGCCGCGATGTCGATCTGCTCCTGGCGCGTGAGCTTGTTGCGCTCGTCCCGCTCGGTCGTGAACGTGTTCTTGAGGCCAAGAAGCTCACGCCGCTCCTTGTCGGACTGGTCGGCCTTCATGCGCTGGGCGATGAGCGTGTCGATGTCGGCTGCCTTGCCGGTGTCGCCGAGTGCCAGCGCCGATGCCTGCGACCCGTACCCGAGCGGTTCGTACGCCTTGCCGACGCGCGCAGCGGTCTCCTCGCGCTGTGCCTGCTCGGCGGCCTTCGTCTGCTCCGGGTCGTACTTCTGGCCGCCGATGATGTACGGGGCCTTCTTCGGCGCAAGAGGCTGGTTCTGCGCGATGGCAGCCTGATTCGCCGCCATGACGTCGGTCGTCGCCTCGCCTTCGCCTGGAGGCGCCGTCAGGTCGCGATTCGTCGGCGCCATGACGGTGTTGCCAGGCTGTTGCGAGATTGGTTGCGGCGCGTCTCCCAACTCAATCTTGTACTGAGCGGCCTTTAGCTTAGCTTCGTCGATCTTGCCGGCGTCGAGGCTGGCCTGGATATCCTTGACCGCAGCGGCCTGACGCAGCTTCTTCTGCTCCTCGGCCTGTGCCGCACGCTGGGCAGCCTCGCTCTCGTAGTTTGCGATCTGGGCAGCATGTAGCTGCGCCTGCTGCTCGTCGAGCTTCTGCTGACGGAGCTGGGCGGCGGCGTAGCGCTGCTTCTCTTCGCGCGCCTTGGCGGCGCCGACGAGCGATTCGCCGATGGACCCGAGCAGTTCGGGCGTTCGGTTCTCGGGGGCTGTTACCCAGGGTAGTTGCATCGATTACTCCACGATCGGAACGCCGCCGGTTCCATAGGTAACGCCGCCGCCACTGCCTCCGACGCCACCCGGAACCGCGCTTGCGCCGCCTGTCGCATACGCCTTGTACCCGTTGATGAGCAGGTTGCCGAGGGCGAGATTGTTATTCGCGCTGTTCTGCTGCTGCTGCGCCGCGAGCTGCGCGGCGTTGAGCTGGGCGCCCATGCCGGCGCTGATCATGCTGGCATACTGGTTTCCAGCGTTGTTGTAGCCGGCCATGATGTTCCCGGACTGCATGGCGCCTAGGCCAGACGCGTCCTGGAAGCCCATCTGCTGCCGCTGCTGTGCCTGCCCCTGCATGGCCGCCGCCTGGTTCATGTAGTTCATGTATGCGGCCTGCGTGGCGGCATCCTGTCCCTGCGCCATGTTACCGAGGGCGCTGTATTGGGAGACCTGGCCGGCCCCGGACTGATTCGCGGCGCCGACGTACCCGAGACTCTGCGCCAGATTCGTGGCGTCCGTGCCCTGCGTGAGGTTGATACCAGCCTGCGTGCGAGCGAGACCGGCCTGACCGGCGGCGTTAGCCGCGTTCTGGCCGCCCTGAAGATAGGACAGGTCCATCCCTGACGCGCTATTCGCTAGGCCGGCCTGTGCGTTCGTAGCCGCCAGGCGCTGAGAGTCGGCCGTGCTGAGCGAGTTCGTAAGCCCGGAAAGCCCGGCGTACCTGGCCGTGTCTGATGCTCCCGCTGCCTGTTGTCCGCCCTGGAGGTACGAAAGATCCATGCCAGACGCAGCGCCCGTCAGCCCGACAAGGCTGTTCGCGTTGGCAAGCTTCTGTTGATCCGCCGTGGACAGTACGCCGGTTTGACCCGCCAGCCCGGCGTAGCGAGCCGCGTCCGAGGCGCCCGCAGCGCCCTGCTGCTGCCCTAGGCGCGACTGCATGGCAGATTGCGCGGCGCCCTGGAGCTGCCCCTCTTGCTGGTACTGCTGCGCACGAAGGTTGGACGCCCCGAGCGCCTGAGCCTTCATCGCCGCGCCGCTGTTGTACGCCCCGCGAGCGTTGAAGCTAGCGTCGATGTCTGCCGACTGCTGCTCCTGAAGCTGCTTGAAGTACGGGTTGTCCCCCGCCAAGTCAGACGCCGCGAACTTCTCGAGCGAGCCAGGGCCGCCGAGCTGATTGGACTGCTGCTGAAATGTCGACTGTGACGCGCTCGGAGCAGCGTAGCCGCCCTGGATGCTGCCGAGATTCGACTGGAGATTAGTCGGCCCGGTGAAGTTCGACGCCAGCGAGCCGTAGTTGCTCGACAGGAGGTTGGAGTCGTACTTGCCGGACGTCTGGTCGTAGCGCTGCTGGCTGGCAGATGGCTGCGCGTAGCCGTTGGCGATGCTGCCAAGGTTGTCCTGGAGGTTCGTCGGGGCGTCGTACTTGGCATTCAGGCCAGAGTAGGCGTCGCCGAGCTTGTTAGACCCGTACTGCCCAGACGTCTGGTTGAAGTAATTCTCTCCCTGGCTTGGCTGGTCGAGCAGGCCGGCATACGCCCCATAGGTCTGCTGAGACAGCGTCGGACCGGAGAGTTGTCCGGCTACGTTGCCGTACGCCTGCATGCCAGGCGACTGGCCTGACAGGAACGGCGATGCAGTGGCGAGCGCCTTGGACTGCGCAGTCGGCGCGATGAGATTCTGCCCGTACTGGTTGAACGCCTGCTCGCCGGTGCCAGGCGTCGTCATCGAGCCGCCAGGGCCGAACATCCCGGCATAGGACTGCGCCGCTGGCTGAAGCGCCGCGTTCGCCTGGTTCATCCCTTGGAGCTGAAAGTCTCGGTTCTCGGTGGCGTATCCGTACGCCTTGTTCGCGATGTCGTTTACCGCCCCGGACAGGCTCCCGCTTCCTCCGCTTCCGCTTGTGCCAGGAATGGGAACACCTCCGAAGGTCGAGCCGCTTCCGCCGAGAGTCTTGTCGATCTGGCTGTTGATGGCGTTGTTGTCGAATCCGGGAGCCTGACTGCCGGTGGCCATGCCGACGAGATTTGCCTTCTCGGACAGCGTCTTGGCGCTCTCCAGGCCAGTGCGAGCGGCGGCGCGCCAGTCGATCTTGTTGTTGGCGTCGTTGTACGCAGCGGCGTCGGCGGCGGTCGCAGTCGAGCCGTCCGCCTTCGTGTTCGACGTCACCTGCCCGGACGGGTCGTATTGCGTAGTGATCCCGCCGATGGTCACCGACGCCATCGTGCCGTCAGCGCGATAGGTGGTCTCTGCCCCGTCGGAGTACTTCCGCGTGACCGAGCCGTCAGGGTTGGTTACTTCAGAGGTAACTGCCATTAGCTTGCCATCACCGAGTAGTCCTCTTCGATGCCTACCACCGTGTTTTCGGCCGCGTTGGAGTAGCGCAACCGATACTGGGCGCGACGGTACACGCCATCCGGGTACCACGGACGCGAGCTGGACAGGTCGCCAGCCGTCGTCCCCAAGTCGAGCGTCGTCGGCGAACTCCACGGCCCATCGTCGTCGGCCTTGGCGATCTCGATGGACGAGCCGACCTGCGTTGCCGACCCGCGACGAAGCGTCACGCGCACGCCGTTGCGCCGCTTCCGCTTCGTGGTGTCGTAGCTGATTCTGCCGGTGATGCGCTCGGCGACGATGGGCAGCGTGGCGGTACCGGCGGGAGAGACGTCCGTCGTCACCGACGGCTCCCAGGTGAAGATGTTGTCATACAGCGAGTCACCGATCATGTGCATCCCGCCGCCGGGCCAGTAGACGTACGCCCCGATGCGGATGGCGGTGAAGTCGTCGGTGCCGTTCCAGCCGCGCAGCGTGCCCCACTTCTTCTGGTTCTGCTCGTAGTAGTAGGCCGTCTTCGCCGCCGGGAAGACCCACACGAGCAGATCCCAGTGGCCGATGATGGCGCGAAATCCCCAGCAGTCCGAGACGGTCGAGATGTCCTGGATCGTCTTCGCGATGGCGTCGCTCATCACGTCGAACCCGCGCCCGTCGGTGGACACGAAACGCTTCTGGTTGTCGAGCAGCGCGAACGTAGTATCCAGGCGGATGATGGAGTATGGCGACGTCGTGCCTAGACCAACCGACGCCGACGCTTGAAACGGCAGCGCCGAATCAGCCGTGATGCCGTAGGTCTGGATCGTCTGCGTGCCGAAGATGTACAGCTCGCGCAGGTTCTCCCAGACGGCGATGACAGGGTCAGGGCGCGCGTCTGCCGTGTTGAAGTTCAGCGGTGGCCACGTGCCGTCCGACCCGTCGCCGATGGCCGACCATATGAACTGGTTCAGCGATCCGGGGTACTGATTGTTCGCAACGACGTAGTTCGCCAGCTTCACGACGTGCGTGCAGCCGAGCGGCGGCTGATTCACGCCAAGAGTGAACGCCGCGAGCCGAGACGACAGTACGCCGATGACGCCCGCCCACGTCTGAAGCTGTCCGCCGCCGGCCAGGATGAGGCGGCCAGAATCTTCGGCGAAGGTAACCCGCCCAGCGTTGCCGTCGAGCTGAGTCGTGATGACCGCGCTCGAGAGAGCCGTCTTGACCAGCGTCAGGAGATTCTTCGCCCAGATGGTACGGTCGCGGCGGACGTAAATCAGGTAGTCCGTGCGGTCGACTGGGTTCGTCCAGACGTACGCGCCGATGACGTCGGCATTCGTGCCGGACGCGACCCGGCTGTTCGTCGGGTCGAACGTGGCGTTGGAGATGCCAGGGCGAACCACGTTATTCCCGAGCACATCGGGAAGGAAGTTCGTCACCGTGCGAGCACGGCCGGGAGTGTCCTCGGCTGATGCGACCTGCCCGTTTGAGATGTCGATGACGCCTGTTGGCACGCGTGACCCGTCGCCAGATCACGAGGCCGGGGCGGCTACCCCACGGCTCGGGCTCGTTGCCTTACTAGGCTACCACAGAGCTAGTTCGCTGTCGCCGCTCGTCCAACCTCGTACACTTTTGACGTCCTCGGGTCGTAGTACAGCTTGAGCGCTACACGATTGGCCGCCGCAGGTGCGACCGCAGCAGACAGCACGTAGGCGGCCCCGAAGGTGAAGTTCGACGCGCCGCCCGACGTGTTCGTGCAGACAAGCGTGAACTCCTTGCCCATGTACATCGTCGAGATGTTGTTGATGGTCGTCACGACGCCGCCCGTCTGCTGCTCGACGCGGATTACGTCGGCCTGATTCGGGAGCGGCGTCATGTTGTTGGCGCCAGCGAACACGTAGTTCACCGGGGCGCCAGTTCGGCCGTCCGTGACGGTTCCCCAGTCGCAGCCGCCGCTTAGTACCTCGCCCGCACCGACGGCGATGTTGAGACCAGGGCTACCGAATCCGGACACGCATCCAGCCGCCGTAAGCGATGCGCCGGCTCCGATGTTCAGTCCCGCCGTCGGGCCGCCAAGCGTGCAGCCGGTTAGATACACCTGGACGCTTCCGACCACGGTGAGCCCGTACGTACTAGCGCCGGTGAATGACGTCGCCATGGCATAGACTGGGCCCGTGGTGTCAACGGCAGTCGTCGTGCCGATGAGCGTCGACGAATACATGTAGATCGTGCCGCCTGCTCCCGAAACCGCCTTGGCGATGCCGTCGATATAGATCCTCTCAAGGTACGTAGCTGTCCCACCGGCGACAGAAATGGCAGACCCAGCAGAAGAGCCACCGGAGATTTGCAGGTCCCTGATGGCCGCCCGGTATGTCCCGTTGGACAGCGTGATTACCGCGCCTGTACCGGCGTTGCTGATGATGGACGTCCCGATCCCGGCGCCCGCGATGATGACGCTGTTCGTGCTGAGCGTCAGCGTAGACGTGATCTTGTAGGTACCAGGAGGGATGTACACCGTCCCGCCGCCCGCGGTCCTGACGGAGGTGATCGTGGCCTGGATAGCAACCGTGTCATCGGCGATGCCGTTACCGACGGCGCCGAAGTCCTTTACCGAAAGCTGCACCTCGGAGAACTTCGCCTGTACGTTCCTGGCGACTGCGCCGGCCGAGGCCGCGAGGAACCGCGCGTCAGTGCCGCCAAGACTAGACTGCACCGCCGTCAAGACGCTGTTCAGGTCGGTCGCGGTCCACGCAGCGTTCGACACGCCCACGAGTTCGGCCCTGTCGCCGTCGAGCCGCGCGACGTCGTACAGCGTCGTCCCGCCAGACGACTTCACTATCATGCGCAGCGGCGTCGCGGTGTAGACGGGGGACGGTAGCTTTCCGCTTGCGTCGAGCGTAATGGGCTGCGTGAGCGGAGTCGACAGCGTGTCGTCGGCGTACACGATGGCCGGCACGAGCGTCCCGACGCCGTAGAAGTTAACGGTGCCAGATGCGGCTGCGCTGCCCGCCCCTGACAGGTACATTGAGTCAATCAGTCGCGCGCCAGCTGCCATCTCATGCTCCTATCGGTAGTTTCCGGTGCGGCCTACGCCGCCGCCGTAGTAGCTTCCCCAGGGGGCCACCTGAATGTCAGCATGCAGCACGTCCTGCTCCAAGCACCGCTGCCGCTCGTCTTCGAAGAGCTTCTGGAAGTACTGCACGCGGTTCATGTCCAACCCGTACCCAGGAGCCAGGTCAGCGGACAGCCCATACACGAGGCACCGCACCCATAGCTGCGGGACGTCCATCGTATCCGCGTCGGTGCTCTGGTCGCGGGCCTTCGTCACGGCGTTGTACTCGAACGAGTCGCCAGTGTTCTGTGGGATGGGGTAGAAGTACAACGTGTTCTGCTCGAGGCCATTCGCGTTGAGATTCTTGAGCAGGTAGTACTGAATCGGGATTCCCGTCAGCGTGCGGTCTCCGAGCGTCATCCACATGTCCTGGCTCATCGGCTGGACCTGTGTGCCGGTTGTGTATCCCGAGATGGTGTACCTCCCCGGCTGGTCAATGTCGTAGACGTCCTCGGGGAGCGTGTAAGCGACCTGTCCGGCGACCGTCGTGAACGTGCGCGGCCCCGAGCGCCACTGCATGATCCCGTCTGCGTCCATCGACTTGACCAGGATGTTCAGCACATCGTTGGCGTGCGCCACGAGCTGAGCGGCATCCTGTGCAGGATTGACCGCGCCAGGGCCGATAGCCCCGACGTTCGTCAAGGCGAGCTGAACGATGCGAGCCCGGTTCGGGTTGTATGTCGACGTCGCTGGAACGGCCATTACCTAGGGTTCCATCGGTTGGCTTCCCAGTTCGACAGGTCTTGCGAGACGAGCTGCTGCGGAGTCGCGGCAGGCTGCCACTTGGCCGCGTAGGAGTTCGCGGTATTCTGCGTGTATGAGTCAGGTCCGAGCACACCCTGAGGGATGCCGGCCGACTGAGCGCCTCCTGCCATCTGCGCCTGAACCTGTCCGAGGTCGCCGTAGTACCCGGTCTGCCCGTAGTACTGGTTCTGCGCCTGGAACGCCTGCGGGCTCATGCCGTTCTTCCAGCCCTCGCCAGACATCGGATCGGGTCCCTGTGGCGCAGCGGCAGCACTGGCGGCCTGTCCCAGCATCCACGTCGGGATGCCATTGGTTAGCGCGGGGGCCGCTGGCGATGCAGCAGGCGCAGGCGTTGGCGTCCTAGGCATCGCCGGCGATGTAACTGGTCCGCCCTGGAAGGTGCCGGCAGGATACTGCGACTGCGCAGGGCGCTGAGGCATGGCCATGGCCGCAGGCTGGTCGTAGACCATGTGCGGGTTGTAGCCGTTGGACCACGCGCCAGGTGCATTGTAGTCGCCCATCTCCATGTGCCCGGAAGGCTGCTGTTGCATCGCCGGCATCTGCGGCGGCCGCTGAGTCTGTGGCGCGTATGTCTGCTGCTGCGTATCCGGAGCAGTCTGACCGGCAGCGCCGGCTTGCTGCGGTGCCGACTGAGGAGCCGTGGACTGCGACTGGTTCCGCTGCATCATCTGCTGCCACGGGTACGACTGCTGGCCCTGCTGAAACGTCCCGGACGGGTACTGGCTTTGCGGGCGGCCCGGATCGCCAGTTGGTGGCGTTTGGTTCAGGTCGCTTGACGACCGCTGACGCTGCGGACCGAAGCCCTGGCCCTGTTGACCGCCCTGTCCGGGGACCATGTTGTAGTTGCTGAACTGGTTGTATCCCTGCGGTTGCGCCATGGTCAGACCTGCACGGTTGGGGTTACGACATTGCCGTAGCGGAAGGCTTGGCCGGCCTTGGCGGCCAGATCGGCGCGCCAGTCGACAACGGCGGTCGGCGACGCTGCGATTTGCCCGGACAGTCCGGAAAGACCCTGGCACATGAGATAGTTTGTGACGTTCGTGCCCTGGTCGTAGTCCTCAGGCCGGCTCGTTCCATTGGACATGTAGTCCTTCGCAGTGTCGAGCGAGCCAGGGTCCTGGACACCCTGAATCGGCGCCAGGAGTCCGACGCACTGCCAGTCGTACTGACTCGACCCGTTCATTGCCACGGTTGCAAGTGTACCAGTCGCGCGGACTTGCAGCGTCGTCGATAGGCACAACTTCGGCTTGTAGGTCCCAGAGAGAGATAGAACGGTCGGAGCGTCCTGCCCGATGCTGGTCGTCGTCGGCTGGAACGCCGGGTTGCTCGTAAAACCCATGAGCCAAGTCCAGACGCTCGAGACCTGCGACGAATAGCCCTCGTAAGCGTATAGCGCTCGCAGCGCTATCGCGTAGTTCGCAGCGGTAATGAGCGTCCCGCTGGCGCTTGGTCCATCCTGGTATTCCCAGGACCCGGTCCCGTTGGAGAACCCAGTTTTCGTAGTCGGGAAACTGTTGAACAGCTCGCGCGGTGTCGTCGTCGACAGGCCGTTGATGGCTGAACCCGTCACGGCGTCGAAGCATCCGACTGACCAGAACGCTCGCGCCGATGCAATAGACGTCGATAGAAGTTGCTGCGGCGCCTGGGTGAACACGCCGGACAGCGTCGAATCCGCCCCGTGCAGCTCGTCGCCGACGGTGGCATAGAGCAGCTTAAGGAACTCCAGACACACCAGGGAATCGTGGCGATAGACGTGGTCGTAATTCAGGTTCGTCGTCCTGTCGCACGCTCTAGTCCATGTGCCGTAGTTTATTCGGTTCGCGCCTGTCGAGTCGGTAGAAGAAAACGCCGAAGTGAGCAGGCCGCCCTGCTGCATGTTGGTAAGCCAGTCCGCTACGGCTCGGGCACTGGTCAGGTATTTTACGTCTCCGAACAGGAGGTAGGCATACATAAGGCCGAGCCCGCAGGCCCCGGCCTCGTTTGTCGTAGGATTGTTCGCAGAGAACAGCATCCCGTAGCGAATAGAGTTCGCCTTCGTTTCGGCGGGGAGTGTCCCGAATCCAACCTGAGCGGCGATGAGATAGTCGGCAAGTTCTCGCAACTTCGCCTTGGAGCGCACTATCCATGACGACGGCCGCTTGTTCTCGACGATCAGCCCGTACAGGTACCTCATCGCCTCGCCGGCACACGTAAAAGAGTTTACCGTCGTGCTAAACGCAGGTGCGAGGCCTAGATTTCGGAACGTGATTTCTGGGGGCGCCCCGAATCTCACACCTCCAGAACCAGCCGACGGCCCCGACGTGTCCCTGTACCTGTTGTTCGCAAGGAAGTCGAACAGGACGCCCTCGATCGAATAGATGTCCTTGAACAGGTACGGTGCGCCGAACGGAGGCGGGGGCGCTTCCCGGCGGCGACTGGCAGCAGCTGACGCACGGTCGCGGTCCAGCTGGGTCTCTTCGACGCAGTACCGCAGACAGCGAAACTTGCCGTCCGTAGACCGTACCAGCTCGTTCGCGCGGAAGCGGATGCCGCAAATTTCGCAATAGCGAAGGAACGTGCCGGGCTCGAATTTAATTGGCCTCGTGTACACGCGCCCTCTCTGCCCTGCGACGAGCGCACATCCCGTTCCTGTCGCCGGAGTTATTCCGCCCCTTGCGCTTGCAGTCCTCTGCGTTGTCCTTGTAGGTCCCGACGAAAAGATGCGCGGGGTTCACGCACTGGCGAACGTCGCACGTGTGGCACAGCAGCTTGTCGGCAGGCGGAGCTGATCCTGTGACGAGTTCCCATGCCAGCCTATGGGCAAGGTAATTCCTGCCGCGCTCGCACAGGTGACCGTAACCGTTCGAATACTTGGCGCCAGTCCATATCCAGCAGCCATCGGACTTGGCGACCTTGCGCCAGAACTTCGCCTCTATCGTGTTGTATGCGCGCCAGCAGTCGATGCACAGAGACCTGAGGCCGTTCTTCGTCCCCTTCCCACAGCCAGCGCATGGATAGAGATACTTCTTAGCCATGGCCGTATTCTACGCTTGTTCGAGACGACTCCCGCCGGAAACTGTCCCAGGGATCCACGAGCCGGTGCACCCGGCCGCCAGGCTGACGTGCGAGTTATTCAGCTGGTGCACGTTGCGCGCGTCGATGTTCGTGACGGCCACTGCCAGCTTAATGACGAAGTCAGAGAACCCGACCGTGCCGCCGTCGAGAGTGATGTCGGCAAGCCGCAGTCCAGAAGCCGCGTTCGTTACCACGCTGATGCCGATGGCAGCCTGAGTGGCAGCCGTGGCGATGAACGTGCATCCGGTGATGTCGAGACCAACGGACGATGCGACCGATCCCCAGCGGATGGCAGCAGTCGTGTCGCTGGCGCCCATCTCGAAGTAACAATTCTCGATGTCACACGGCGCGGCGGTTGCCACGTCAACCCGCGCGTTAGTCGCCGCCGTCGTCGAGGCCGGGAAGTACAGCCCCGAAAGAACCGTGCCAGCCGTGATGTTGAAGCACCCGCCGGTAGACGCGCAGGTGAAGCGGGCCGCATTCGCCCCGGTGCCCTCAGAGACGAACTTCAGCCCCAGCTTCGACGCGGCGATTGCGGCTGCCAGGTTCTCGGTATGCCCCGACAGGAACACGATGGTGTCACCTGCCGAGGCGTTCGTGACGGCCTGAGCGGCCGTTGCCAGCGGCTTGGCGCGGTCCTGTCCCGCTGGGCTGGCAGCGTTCGCCCCCGTCGTGCTGAGCACGTACCAGACGTGTCCGCCGTTGAGGGCGTACGTAGGCTTGGAGGTTGCCAGGGTTGACCCTGACGCGCCTCCGAAGCCGTTGGTGTAGAGGTTGGGCGAAGCCACGCCCCATCTCCTTACTTCGCCGTCACCGTGAAGATGAAGTGACCGGCCTGGTTGCCGTTAGGAAGGACATTCGCGAACGTGTACCCCTGCGACAGCATATCTTCCAGGTAGACCTGGAGAGACGCGTCGAAGTCGGTAGGCGTATGCGGGTAGTTCGACCCGAGAGACGAGCCGTCTTGGTATTCGACCTTGAAGTGCTGCATGACGCCCCGTTACGACGAGTTGCCACCCGTGGTGATGGCGATGGCCTGCTTACCGCCCTGCGCGACGAAGTTCTGATACATGACCATTCCACCGGGCGTGGTGATTGCCACGGCAGCAGCGGTACCGGCGACGGTCTCCAGGTAATTGAAGACGATGTGTCCGGTGGCGGACGCGACGCCCTTGATGACCACCGTGGAGGCAGCCGTAAGATTCGACAGGCAGTTGTCAGCGATGACCCAGTCGGCGGGGGCCGTCCCTGACCCCGACGTGAAGTCGACGACAGGCACCGCAACACCAGACATCAGCCACCGGATCGTGTTCCTGAGGATCTGAACACGAGCAGCGGCGGCGGTGCCCGTCGTCGCCAGCCATGCGGTCGGCGTTCCGGTGACCGTAAATCCGGTGTTGTCGGTCGCCTGGAAATCGTTGGCGGCAGACGACAGAGAGATTCCAGTGGTGACGAAGGCGGTCGCCGAGGCTGATCCCTGGAACTGGCAAGACCGCACAGCGCAACCTGCCGCAGTGACGGTGACCATCGTCGTGGTCGTGGTCGATCCAGTCTGGGGGGACA